ATAAATACATAAGCATTGATCCAAATGAAAATATAGATTGGATCAGTGTGACTACTGTTATTTCTAAGTTTAAGGAACCTTTTGACGCAGATAAAATATCTGTAAGCTCTTCTAAAAACAAAAAAAGCAAGTGGTATGGAATGGCTCCTGAAGATATTAAAAAAGCTTGGAAAGATGAAGCTGATAGAGCTATAACTTTAGGAACTTGGTATCATAATCAAAGAGAAGCTGATGTACTAGAATGTGATACCATTACACGAGAGGAGTGTAAACTTAAAGTAGTTAAACCTATTGAAGTTGATGGTATAAAACAAGCACCTATTCAAAAACTAGAGAATGGTGTATACCCTGAACACTTTGTATATTTAAAGTCAGCAGGAATATGTGGGCAGTCAGATAGAGTAGAAGTTGTAAATGGTAGAGTAGATATCTATGACTATAAGACTAATAAAGAAATCAAGAAAGAATCTTATGTAAACTGGGAAGGGATATCCAAAAAGATGCTTCCTCCAGTTAGTCACTTAGATGACTGCAACTATTGGCACTATACTCTACAGCTTAGTCTATATATGTATATGATTCTAAAGCACAATCCTAGACTAAAACCTGGAAAGCTTCTTCTGGATCACGTAATCTTTGAAGATGATGGTGTAGATGAGTCTGGTAAAAAGATACATAGACTAGACTTAGATGGGCATCCTATTATAAAAGACATTGTTAGATATGAGCTACCTTATTTAAAGGCTGAAGTCATATCAATAATTAATAACATGAAGGATAATGGCACAGCTTAATGCAAATATTCCTTTTATAGAGTGTTATATCCGAAATAAGTATATAAGTCAAGATGATGGAATAACTTCAGGATATATATTTGGTACTAAGTCTATGATTAATAGACCATTACATTTTCATTTTCAATCTTGTTTTGGTGCTATTTTTTGGAATATGCCTATTTCAGCATTTGTACACCTAGAAAATTATGATGTGCTAAATGATAATGAAGAAACAAGATTGTCTATGTTACAATCTTGGGACTGTCAGAGTAATAATATTGCAGTTACTACATTTTCTTTTTTACAAAATAAAACTGTAGATGTTTTTTGTAGAGATAAAAAATGGAGATCTGGTATTTATATTACTACAATAGATAATTATGAGGGAGATTTGAATGAATTAAACTTAGGTTATTCTAACCATCAAGACAGTAAATGTTATCATCTTATAGCTCTTAAAGATGGTAACTTTTGTGTACAACCTAATAATTTACTAAGATGGCATAATCCTGATTTTATAATACCCTATGATAAGGATAATCCCCCTAAGTTAAAAATATTCAAACAACAGTTATCTTCAGAAAATATAGATAGGAGTTATGGTAATAGCCCTTACTATTTTTATGGCAATGAAGATGAAAAATAAAAAATATGATTGTAAAACTATTTGATATATCTAATGGTGTAGTAGTTCCCACAGAACACTGCTATACATTGGCATCCTTAAAAACAATAATGGATGAGTATCCTGAAGACTATTTAAAAATATATCAGTATCTCTTTTATATGACCTGCCCTAATCCGGATATCAATCCTTTCTTTAATATATCTGAGATAGATAAAGAAGAGATTATATTAGAAGAGATAAAGGCAGAGTTTTCTACAGAGGATCCCTCAATACAACTAGCATTAGTATTTTGCGCTAAGATGTATGAAACACCTACATTCAGGGCTTATAAAGGTATTAAGCAAATGCTTGATAAGCTAGCTACATATATGGAAACAACAACAATATCACACGGAAGAGACGGAAACATTAACTCACTTGTTGCAGCGGCAGCAAAATTCCAGCAAATTAGAGACTCCTACAAGGGTGCCTACAAAGATCTTCAAGAAGAGCAAAAAAGCCAAGTTAGAGGTGGTGCAGGACTTGCCTATGACCAAATGTAATTTATTTGGATACTTAGTATAGAAGGCATTTGATGAATTATGATGTATCTTTAATCTATGGGAAAGACAAATATTGAAAAGACAGCACCTAAGGGTGACATTAAGTTCTCTCTTACTCTTTCAGAAGAACAGAAGAGAGCTAAGGAACTGATAATGGATACTCCTTTTAACTTTGTTATTGGGGCAGCAGGTAGTGGTAAAACTCTTCTTGCCGTTCAAATAGCCCTAGACATGTATTTTAAAAGGAGAGTAAACAAAATTATTATCACAAGACCAACAGTCTCAACAGAGGATAATGGTTTTTTACCAGGTTCTGAAAAAGAAAAAATGGAACCTTGGCTTGTTCCTATTAAATCTAATATGAGAAAAGTATATGACAAGCCTGATATTCTAACAAAGATGGAAGAAGAAGAGGCTATAGAACTTGTATCTCTTACACACTTTAGAGGAAGAACATTTGAAAATGCCGTATGCATTGTAGATGAATTTCAAAATTTAACTAAGGCTCAATTACAAATGTGCATTGGTAGATTAGGTAAAAACTCTATTATGATTTTTACTGGTGATAAACATCAGGTAGACTTAAAGTTTAAAAATGATTCTGCTATGCATGATGTACCTAAATTGGAGAAATCTAACTATGTAAATAAAATTGTACTTACTGAGAATCACCGCCATGAGGCACTTAATGAAGTATTAAGACTATTGAATGAGTAATATTTACGAAAATATTCCAGTATGGGATAATGGGACATGGACCTATACAAGTTTTGAAAATAGACAAGACTTTTCTAGCTATGTCCAATCTATATTCAAAGAACCTGGGAAGTATCAGTTTAATGAAGTTAGCTTAGAGTTTAACAAAGAAGCTAAAAAATTTAATGAGCAAAGTTTTTACTGCGTAGCTCCCCAAGGAACTAAGGATTATATTAAATACTGGGATACGGAAAAAGAAAAGAATAGAAAGGGAGTTTTATTTAAAGATGGTAATCTTGCATGGTATCTTACTAGAGATTACTATATGTGGTTAAACTTCCTTCCTATTTTTAATAAGGAAACTCAGAAGTTTGGTTTTGCTGAAGTCAGAGATGCTCAGTATCACATGTCATTGTATGAACTCCTTGCAGAACTAAACTATAGACATTCTAGTATATTAAAGAAACGTCAGATTGCCTCATCATATTTCCATGCTGCTAAATTGATTAATCAGATCTGGTATGAAGAAGGGGTAACTCTTAAAATGGGTGCTAGTCTAAAAGACTATGTAAATGAGAAAGGTACTTGGAAGTTTCTTGAAGAATATGAAGCTTTTCTTAATAAGCACACAGCCTGGTATAGACCAATGAATCCAGATAAGGCTATGTTCTGGCAACAAAAAATTGAAGTTGTAAATTATATTGGTGGTCAAAAGCGTAAGTCTGAAATAGGTCTCAAAGGAGTAATTCAAGCAATGTCCTTTGAGAAAAGTGCTACAAATGGTGTCGGTGGTCCAGTAAAATACTTCTTTCATGAGGAGGCCGGTATTGCTCCTAAGATGAATCAGACCTATGAATACTTAAGACCTGCTATGAAATCTGGATTAATAACTACAGGAATGTTTATTGCTGCTGGTTCTGTGGGGGATCTTAGTCAATGTGAACCTTTAAAAGAGTTGATTCTTAATCCAGAAGCTAATGATATTTATGCTGTAGATACAGATCTTATTGATAATAAAAATACAATAGGTAAGACTGGTCTATTTATTCCTGAACAATGGTCAATGCCTCCATATATTGATAAATATGGTAACTCTCAGGTGGAAGAGGCATTAGCTGCATTAGATGAACAGTTTGCTAAATGGAAAAAGGAACTTGATCCACAACAGTACCAGCTACGTATTTCTCAGCACCCAAGAAACATTAAAGAAGCTTTTGACTACAGAACAGAGTCTGTATTTCCTATGCACTTGGTTAGCAGACAGTTAGAGAGAATTGAGCAGAAAGAATATCCTTATGAGTTTATAGACTTGTATAGAAATGGTGATGGTAAGATAGTATCAGAACTTACAAGTAAGCTGCCTATATCTGAATTTCCAA